TTACATGGGAACCGTCTTGGTCACCTTGCGCGGCCGTTCATTGCCCTTGCCCTGAATGAGAACCGTCACCGTGCAGGTCTGGCCGTCGGCCCCCGGCTGGGCCGACAGAAGCTCGCCGCCCGTCTCACGCACGACGCGGGACGCGGCCGAGCCGCAATCGCCCGAAACGAAGACGAGGTAATCAAGCGCGGCTGCCTGTTCCGGCTGAAAGCCGGCAAAACCGGCTATGCCGGCGGCCAGTATCGCGATGATCGGCAGTCGCGCCATGGTTTAAAAATTCCACTCAGAAGACAACGGATGCCATATCCAAAGCATGTGATGGATTATGTAGCCAAAGGCTGCTGAATGGCAAATGAATGCTCGGTAACGCTGGCGTTCAGGTGGTCACTATCCCCTGATTCCGCTCGCTGCGGTGATACGTCCGTAGATCGCCAGGAGCCCGCCCGCCGCGCCGGCAAGGGTTACCGCGATCTCCACCAGATCGGTCTGGATATCGCTGCCGATCTCGATTCCCGCGGCCTGCAGCACCGATGCGGCGACGGCGATCAGCGCGCCCCAGACGGTTTTCGACTGGTACCAGAACTTCATTCCATCCATGATTTTGTCTCCTTCGGTTGGCCTAAAATAGAATCTGCGCCTCGGCCGGAATGCCGAGCGGCACGGCGCGGCCCATCTGGCGAATGCGCAAAGAAATGCTTGTTTGAGTGGTGCCGAAATCAGCAATCTGCTGGGCGGCGGAATAGACGAAAACCGACAAAGTCACCTCTGCCGAGCGTTTGACGGCGGTCCCATCCAGCACCTCGATGCGATAGCGCTCATCCGCTTCGTCGAGCGGGATGTCGCTGCCGTTCCAGTCATCCGCCTCGACCCGCCCACGCCGTATCCAGGTCAGACGGATATCGCCGCCGACAGCCTTCTCACCCCGGATATGGACCGGCGAAAGCGGCGTTTCGGCGCGCGTGCCACCTGCAAAACCGCGGGGGCCAAGGCGACCGCCGGACTGGCTCAGGCTTTCGACGATCCAGTTCATCGGCAGACCGCGTTCTTCCGCGGTCAACCCAAGCGGCATAACGGCCTCATCGAGCATCACGACCGCAGCGCCTGTCGCGGCGCCGGCCTGCATCGCATCCTCGGTACCGGCCAGACCGCGAAGCAGGTTCGTCAAACGCCAGCGGCTCGGCGCGACCTCTTCCGCCGTCGCAAACCCGATGATCTCCCATGCATCGTTCGCGGCCTTCACCGCGATACGGTTGTCGCCGTTAAGGACGGGCAGTTCCTCGGCCGAAGACAGGCCGCCGAAATGGAGGTCGAGTTCGAGCGATCCGGATCGATCAAAACGGCCGGTAACGCCCGTCTCCAGCGGTATCGTCAGGACGCCGATCCGGGCGGGGCGCTCCAGCAGAGTGCGGCTGCGATATCCTTCCGTGCCGGGCGACGACGAAACCGCCATGCGCCGCCATGGCCGGGAAAGCGACGCGACACGCGCAAAACTGCTCGGCGTATCCGATGAAAACCGCGGCAGATCGAGAAAATGCACCACGGGCGAAAACGCGCCTGCCGGGTTCGCTCCACCGTCCCTACGTCCACTTTCGACCGCGTAGTTGACCGGCGCGAGCGGTGCGTGATGGCGTGCTTCGATCCGCCGTACCGCGCCGTCCTCTACCCGTTCCACGATAAAGGTACCGTCGGCTCCGGGCGCGTCCGGCAGCGCCAGTCTTACCGTATCTCCCGGCGTGAGCGCGATTTCGGCGGGTGAGAGGGCGAAGCTTATGGTCCGCCTGCCGATGCGTTGTGTCCGGAGCAGGCTTTCCACGGCACCGAGCGCCGTTTCTTCGGACAGCACGGCCGGCAGGTCGTAACCCAACGTGCGCCGGCTTTCTGCCCTCGCCTTTCGCGACCGCATGCTCGCCTGCTCGTAGTCCAGCCGGGGATTGTAGGAGGTCAGCACCGCTTCGGCGGCGAAATCGCTGTCATGGCCGCGGCCTTCGCTCCAGAGCGGCTCGCCGTCGATATCGGCGACGACGGCAACCTCCCTGGGCGGCAGGCTTGCCGTCAGCCGCGAGCGGAAATGCAGCCGGCCGTCGTGTTCGGCGACATCGATTTGGAACGTCTCAAGCAGCGGCTCCAGAAGTGCCCGCGCCGAGGTGAGTTCACCCTGGACGTAACCGATGAGATCGCCGCTGACGGCCGAGACGTCGAAATCGGCAAACCCGTGTTCGGTCAGGATTGTCGCAAGCGCATCTGCGAGCGTCGTGCCACCGAGGCGACCGTTCAGCCAATGGCCGGTGCGCCAGTTATCCCCGTCGCGCCAGACCGAAAGATCGTTCGGAAAGGCCGGCATGGGACGAGCGTCCCAGGTCCAGACGAAGATACGATCCTGATCGACCATGCCGGCGGGTGCCTCCGCGCCCTGCCACCAATCGTGATGCGCCTCCAAAAAGCGGCGCTGCATGCTGTCGGAACGGCTCAGGCTGGAAAAATAGGGAGCGGCACTTTCCGCCGATTTCGGATCGATGAAGACGTTCGGCTGGTTGGCGCCCTTGTCCACGGCTGGGCAGCCGAGTTCGGTAAACCAGATCGGCTTCTGCCGCGGCTGCCAGACGGTTGGCTGCGGGCGTTCCGCGCCGCCGACACGATCGTGATGCGTGTTGGACCACCAGTTTTCGAGATCTTTGTATCGGAATACCCAGGGCTTGCCGGCAAGACCGTCGGTAATCGGCGTGCGTTGCCTGTTCTGCCGGTCCGCATCGCCGGCATAATACCAGTCGTAACCTTCACCGGCGGCAATCTGCGACTCCATCGCCCGGCAGTCGTCGGCCAGCTGAAAACCGTCCGGATTTTCCGCCGCAAGATCGTCGTCCCGCCAGTCGGAGAGCGGCATGTAATTGTCGATGCCGACCGCGTCGATATCGGGCGAGGCCCAGAGAGGGTCGAGGTGGAAGTAGACGTCACCCGAGCCGTCCTGCGGGTGATATCCGAAATATTCGCTCCAGTCGGCACCATAGGTCAGTCTGGTCTGCGGCTCGACCACGGCCCGTACATCGGCAGCCAACGTGACCAGTGCCTCGACAAACGGAAACTTGCCCGCCTCGTCGCGAAGCTGCGTCAGGCCGCGCAGCTCCGAGCCGATGATAAAGCCCTCCACGCCACCCGCTGCCTGCGCCATCTCCGCATAGTGCATCACCATCCGGCGATACCCGTCGGCACCTTCGGCAAAGGCCTCAACCTGCATTCGCGCAGCGCCTGTCTTATCCGCGGTATGCGGCTGCAGCGGGCCGGGAAAACAGGAAATCTGCCCGCGCCAGGGATAGGCAGCCTGTTCGGTGCCGCCATGCGGATCGGGCAGACCGTTGTCGGAGGGGATATCCATCATCACGAACGGGTAGAGATAGACCTGCAGTCCGCGTGCCTTGAGATCGGCAATCGCCTGCCGGACGCTCGCATCGCTCGGCGTTCCGCCATAGGCCGGGCCGCCGTTCTGGCTGACGAGACGGGCATCCGCCCGCCGCAGACCAGCCACGGACCATTCCACGCTTTCGTCTTCACGGGAGGCGACTTCCACGCCCGGCACGATGCGGCAATGCCCGGCCCGAAGATCTGTGCCGAACCAGGAGACGACCAGCGCAACGCTCTTCAGGTTCGGGCAGAGCGCCTGAAGCTCGTCGAGCGAGGCCTGCCAGTCGGTCGACGCGGTCAGGACATTGCGGTTGAGGATGCGGGCGCTGCCCTCTCCCGTCTTTTCCGTCACCGGCACGGTCGCATAGCCATGTTCGGTGGCGCCGGGAATGATCGTCACCGCACGAATCTGGCTTTCCAGCTGTCCGACCGGCCGCAGCACTTCGAACTGTAGTAACGGGATGCGGTTGCCGAAGGTATCGAGCGGCAGCCGCTCGAACACGACATAGGCAAGCCCGCGATAGGCCGGGGCATTGCCTTCCCCCTGTTTCGCCTCGATCAGCGGATCGGGAAGCTGTTCTTCGTCGCCACGGTAGACGCGCATCTCATAAGCCGTCAGGTCGAGTTCACGGCCGTCCGCCCATACCCGCCTTATGCCGGCAATCGGCCCCTCGCAAAGCCCGACGGCGATGTTGGCGAAATAACGGAAAGTCTCGACACGCGGCCCGGTCGCCTTGGCGCCGGAGCGCTCGCGCGTCACCTCTTCCTCGAACCGCGTGGCCCAGATCAGTGTGCCGCCGATACGCGCCGTGCCGTAAACCCGGCTGACCGCCGTGCCTTCGTCCGCACCCGCAATGCGTGCGGTGGCGAGCCGCGGACCGGAGACCGTGGAGCCGCCACCGATCAGCGCCCGATCGACCATGCTGCCGGCTAAAGCACCGGCCGCGCGACCGAGAATTGCGCCGATGGGACCAAACACACCGCCTAGTGCGGCACCGGCAGTCTGAAGGAGAATGGTGGCCATGGAAATACCTCGCAACCATCCGGCGAATACCACTGGATGCACGTAAAAAGCGTGATAGCGTGTGGGGAGTTGGAGAGCAGAAGCAGCAGGCGCCACACCAGCCGGCGCACCGGTGAAGATGGGCTACACCGGCTCAGGCAGGAGCCCTGCTCTCGAATGTGGAGGTAGTGTTATGAGGCTCAGGCCGATTAGCATTGCGCTTATCTTGCGAAGAACCCGGACGGGCTGGACAATAGCCGTCCGGGTAACCTTCAGCAAATAAGTCCAAGGTGGGCGAGGTTGCACCCTCGCTCACCACTCCAGCAAGATATGCCAATCCGCCTCTTTTCTCAATTGCGGTTTGCGGCCGGAAATCGATGCACCGCCGCAATTTTCCGCCGCCAGGAGGGTGCCAGGACCGAACGCGTCACGGCGGTCTGTTCATAGGCATGAATAAAATGGTTCGGCCCGGCCAGAATGCCTGCATGCTTTGCAGCGCAATCGGGCCGCCAGCGGAAAAGCAACAGATCGCCAGGCTCGGCTTCCGTCACGGGAAGTGCGCCGCCGAACAGCCTTTTCGCTGCATTCATCAACCGGTCTTCGCCACCGCGCTCCGCCCAATCCGGGGCATAGGCCGGAACCGCTTCCGGCTCCTGACCATAAAGCTCTCGCCAAATGCCGCGCACCAGACCGATGCAATCGCAACCCACTTCCTTGACCGCACCCTGATGGCGGTAGGGTGTACCGATCCAGGCTTCCGCCAGCATCAGGACCTTTTCGCCTATGCCGCTCATTCGAAGATCGGTCCGCCGTCGTGAGCCCGCTCTCCGTCCGCATAGGAATAGGCGAAATCCGTGCCCGGCACATGCGGGAAGCCCCGGAAATTGAGGTGATTGGAAAAGCGTGCTTTGCATGTGGCAAAGGACTTGTCGCAGCCGGCCGTGATGGAGAAACCGGCCCCAGCCACAACGGGCTCCTCCAGCGGCAGCCAGAAGATCAGCTCCGCCAGGCCGCCGGCAATCCTTTCGTGACTTTCGATATCGGCCGAGGGTCCATTGGCGAACGTCAACAATCCCTGCCGAAAGAAACCGCTCTCGAAACCGGATAGCCCGGAAACGACGACCCGGCTTGCATCCCTGATCTCCATCACGATCCCCTCTCCGCGCCAGGCGGCAAGATCGATGCCGCAACGCGCATCGCCCAGCGTAGCGTCGCAGCGGCGCCCATAGACGCGGCCCTGCGACTGGTTCAGGCGATGCGCGAGGCTGCGCAGCTCTGCCGTGAATTGTCCGGCGAAGCGGGAAACCTCGCCGATCTCCCGCACATTCAGCAGCACATGCTGCTCAGGCATCGTCCAATTGACGAGGAACAGTTCTACCCGAGCCCCATCGAAGCGGCCTGCCGCCAGATCCTCCTCGCGGATCGCCGCGCTGGAAAAGCCTCCCGCCACCTCATCGGCGCCGGCCGACAGGCCTGTTGCGGCCTCCGCATCGCTCGCGGCAAAGCCGCTCGCCGCCGAAAAGGTCGTGCCGCCAAAGGCGAGGTCGCAATCGTGTTCGGTAAAGCCCAGCACCGCTCCGTCGCGGCGGGTGACCCGCCAGCAATGGCAGGTGGTTGTCGCTTCGCCGGCCAGATGCTCCGCCAAACCCTCTGGAATCGTCCTCATGCCAGGACCTCCGTCAACGGAATTGTCGGAATGCGCCCCGCATCGAAATGCGCGAGATTGACGTCGATCCGATCGGTATCGAAACGCACCGGTACGTCGAATTCGTAACCGGCCCTTATAACGGAGCCGGATGCCGGGATGTGTCCGGCCGCAAAGCAGATCATGCCGGTTGCCGGATCAACGTCAAAGGACGTTACCGATTGCGGCGTCCCATCGACGGAAACCACCACGCTACCGGCAGACGGCTTGGCGATCCGACGTACCCAGCTGCCACCGTTATCGGAATAGGTCTTGAGCAGTTGAAAGGCCGCAGCAGCACCATCCCCTGTTCCGATGATCTGGTCTTCATCGGAAATACCCTCGCCCGGCGCACAGGATTTCCAGTCGAGCGGATCGCGAAAGCGGAAAGCATAGAGCTGACCGCCCCGCGCTTCGAAAAATTCCAGCACGGCATAAAGATCGGCGAGCGATTTCACGCCTGTCCCGACATCGTAATTGCGGCGGGAATCCCGCCAGCGCTGGTTTCTCTGTTCGCGCCCATTCGACAGGTTGACGATATCGGTGCGCCGCACCGGACCACCGGTCGCGCCGAGCGCCAGCCTCAGCGGAAACCGCACCTCGTGAAAGCTGCTCATTCTCTGCTCCTTTGAAATCCTGGCGTCATAGCGCCCTGCGCCCGCGCGCCGCGCTGCGTGCAAGCATCGCGGAAATCTGCCCCTCGCTCTTGCGGAAGCTCGTGGCATCGGTGGCCGTGACGTTGAAGACGATCTGCGGCGCCGCACCGCCCCCGCCCGCGGAGACCCCCAGCGCGCCATCCGGACCGCGCCGCAAGGGCAGGATCGCCTCGGCGCCCGCTTCGCCCATCAGGCCAAGACCGCCCGAGGAACCGCCCATGGAAAAAAACGACGGAGCACGCACGACGCCCCCATTGGCGAAAGGCGTCACGGAGCCGGCCAATCCACCGAGCGAGCTGCCGACAAACTCTCCGACGGCATTGCCGAGCAGCCCTTCGAGCGGCTTCAGACCAGCGGCGAGCGCGATATCGGTCAGGCGATTTCCGAGGCCGCGTAGGACGTCTTCCAAACCTCTGCCGCCGGTCGTCGCGGAGCGCAGGGCACCGGTCAGCGCCGCGCCGAAACGCTGGGAGCGCATTTCGAGATCCACCATGACATCGGTCAGGGCTTCGGCACCCGAAAGGGTGTCGGTGAATGTAGTTTCGTCGTGTTCCATAAGATGCTCCCGGATATTCCTCGCAGCATGGTTGCCGTTGCCCGTCTCACCTTCGGAACGGGCAATCACGTCGCGATCGGGGACCTGTCCTCATGAGGCAAGCGAACTTCCCCATCCGGAAACGCCCTCATCAGCGCCTCCAGCCCGACCCGTTCCACTCCTGAAGTCCGTGGTTTCAACCCGCCGGTTGCAGCGTTGAATTCCCGCGGCGTCAGCGCCCAAAAATCCTTTACCGAAAGCCGCAACAGGTGGAGGCCGACATGCAGGGCCGTGTCCCAGGGAAACGGCTCATGATGATCGGCAGTCTCGCCCGCTGCGGCTCTCAAGGGTTTGGTGCGATGTCCTCCGGAGCGCCGAATGTCGCGACAAGCAGGTCGCCGACGATGCGGGCCGAACCGGCCAGGCCGCCCTCGATGCTCATCGCGGCCACCTCGTCGTCGGAGAAGAGATTGCCGCCGCCGCGAAGGCCGGCGCCGATCAGACGGATCATGTCGGCCGCCTTCAGCCGGCCGGCGGAAAACCGTTCGGCCAAACCATTGAGGTCTCCCGTCGCGAAAGCCGTTTCCAGCTCCGCCAAGGCGCCAAGGGTCAGGCAGAGAACCCGGCGCTCACCGTCGATCACCGCCTCTATTTCGCCGCGCCTGCGGTTCGCCCTTCCGCCGGCAAGCATCAGAGCGCTCCGAACGACAGGCTACCGGCCGATTCCAGCGCCAGCTCGAACCGCACCTCGCCATTGTGTTCGCCGGAATATTCGAGCGCCGTCACCTGGAATAGGCCGCTGATCGTACCGAAGGCGGGGATCAGCACCTGCCAATTCAGAATGCCGCCGGCAAAGAAGGCCGCGCGCACCAAAGTGTCGCTCGCCTGATCCTTGAACAGGCCGGCACCGGTCAGCGAAGCCCGCTGTACGCCGGCACCACCCAGCAGTTCGCGCCAGCGCCCGGCGCTCTCGGCATCGGTGATGTCGACGGTCTGCGCATTGAAGGCGAGCGGCTTCGATCGCAGCCCCGCCACGGTCACAAACGTGCCGCCATTCTCGACCTTCAAAAGCAGGTCCTTGCCCTTCTGCGCCACCAT